GCCGAACTGCGCGAGGATGCAAAAGGCCTTTTTATGAGCGCCAAGATCAGTGATACCACTCTCGGCAGGGATGTGAAGACGCTGATCCATGACGGCGTTCTGTGCGAACTCTCCATCGGCTATGACCCGGTTGTGTTTGACTACGATGAGAACGGCATCCGCCACCTCCGCGAAGTCAAGCTCTGGGAAATCAGCGTTGTCACATGGGCAATGAACGAACAGGCGGTCATTACGGACCACAAATCGGATGATGCGGCAACCCGCATCGAAGCAGAAGCACAGGCCATCGTTACCGAGGTAAAGGCTGGGCGCAAAATTTCTGCTTCCCGCATGAAGTCCCTCAAGGATACCTGTACGTCCATGAAAGCCGCCACAAAGCTGCTGGATAAGATCATTTCGGAAGCGCAGGTTGACAACGGCAAGGGGCATCCCCCGGTAAGCGCACACAAGTCCGTGGAACGGAAATCCGCTCCGAAGAAAACTGTAGAAATTATTTTTTGACACAGGAGGAAAAAATCAATGCGTCTGAAGAACAGAAAGAAGTCCGCAGCCGCCATCAAGTCTATGAAGGTGGGCACCGATGAGCTGAAAGACCTCATCAAGGGCGCCGTCAAGGAAGCTATGGGCGAGGAGGACGATACCGACGATGATGGCGGTGCTGCTGCCGCCGCGCTGGACGGCATTACCGCAGAGGATATGGCCGACATTATCGAACAGGCCGTGGACAATGCCAACGAAAAGCGCAAGTCCCGCAAGGATGCCGGTGAGGAAGTCGGCGACCTGACGGCTGATGAAGTCATTCAGGAAGCCGCTGAGATCATCGATGCCATGACCGCAGATGAGGGTATGGACGATGATGAAGCCGATCCTGAGGGCAAGGATGACGATGAGGCTGACTCTGATGAAAAGGATGATGACGAAGCTGCTTCTGAGGATGATGCCAAGCGCCGCAAGTCCGCTGCATTCCGCCGTCAGGTGAAGTCTGGCACCGCGCCTGCCCAGCGTAAGTACTCCAGCCTGTTCATGGGCGGCACCGCTTCTGCCAAGAAGCAGCAGAAGAGCGTGCCCCCGCTGGTGAACCTCGCCCGCGCCATCAAGTGTCTGGATGTCTTCGGCCGGCATGACCCGGAACGTGCTGAGTTCTACGCCAAGAAGTACTATGAGGATATGTCCATGGCCCGCGAGTTCAAGGCCATGTCTGCCACCAACCCGACCGCTGGCGGCTTCCTGATCCCGGAAGTCTATCTGGATGAGGTCATCGAACTGCTGTACAGCAAGACCGTCATCAAGGAGCTGGGCGCACGCACCATTCCGCTGGAAAACGGCAACCTGAACATCCCGCGCATGACCTCCGGCACCCGCGCTATGTGGGGCGGTGAGGGCCGCAAGATCGCTTCTACCCAGCCTGCATTCGGCAACCTGCGCCTGTCTGCAAAGCGTCTGGAAGCCATTGTTCCCCAGACCCGCGAACTGCTGATGAGCACCAAGTACAGTGCCGATGAACTGTTCGCCGCTGATCTGTCCCGCCGTATGCAGCTCGGCATTGACTGGGGCGCTCTGTACGGCACCGGCGGCGAGTTCCAGGCAACCGGCATTGCCAATACCCCCGGCGTTGAGAAAATCGACGCAAAGAAGATGGATGCCCAGTATGCCGCAGACGGCAAGCTGACCGCCGATTTCCCGGTCTATGTGAAGTCGCTGGTTATGAGCAAGAACGTGGACGATCAGGCTCTGGGCTGGGCTTTCAACTCCTTTATGGAGGGCTATCTCAAGAACATCAAGACCACCACCGGCGACTACATCTACCGCGATGAGATGAACGCTGGTAACTTCCTCGGCATGCCGTACAAGGTTTCCAACCAGATCCCGACCGACGGCAAGACCGGCTGCACCGAAATGTTCTTCGGCAACTGGGCAGACCTGATGATCGGCGATCAGATGGGTCTGGAAACCTACACCACTCTGGACGGCACTTGGACGGATGAGAACGGTGTCCAGCACAACGCCTTTGAGGAAAATCTGACCGGCACCCGTGCGCTGATGTACGATGACATTGGTGTGCGCCATGTTGAGAGCTTCGCCTACGTCCACAATATCAAGGTTATCTGAGGAGGAGAACTGCTATGAAAAGAGCACTGTTTGATACCGTCACCGTCCTGCCGTTTGCCAGCGGCAATGATGTTGACCGCACCGGTTATGAGAGCGCCGTGCTGGCTGTTACTGTGGAAGCGTCCCAGACGGCCACCATCAAGGTCGAAACTGCCGACAGCACCGCCGGTCCGTATGAGCCGGTCAAGGACAGCCGCATCTTCGTTGACAACCCGGTCAATGAGGATGGCGAGGCCGTCATTGAGAACGAATCCGAAGCTCAGGCTGTGGCGAACCTCGACATTGACCTGATCGGCTGCAAGTCCTGCGTCAAGATCACCGCCACCAACGGCACCATCGGTGCGCTGGCGCTGGGTGATGCCACCAACTGCCCGGTCAAGGAAAGTATCTGATGGAGGGCTGCATGATGGCGAGAATGTTCAAACCGCCCAAGGCCGCCCCGCGCCCTGCTGAGAACAAAGCAGTTCGTGCAAAGGAGCGGAAGACCGCCGCAACCCCGCCTGCGGCTTCGCAGGAAGCCCCGGAAAAGGGCGCTCAGTAAAGTTTCCCTCTGATGGGGAAAGCCTGTCAGAGGGCTTTTATTTGGAGGTGTCGTGTTGGCCGTAACACTGAGAGAAAATGCCCTCACCACTCTGGATGCCCTGAAAACCTCGCTCGGCATCGACCCGGAGGAAGAAGATGCACAGCGGGACGCAACCCTTGTGCAGCTTATCAATGCGGCATCTGCGTGGCTGGAAACTCAGCTGGGAAGAAAGCTGGGGAAAAGCACCTACCGGCAAAGATATTGCGGTACTGGAACACAGCAGTTATCGCTGGAGCAGTACCCCATTGTCAGCGTAGAACGTATCACGGACACGTTCACCGGGAAGACCATTACGGACTTCGATTTCAACGAAACCGGCGAGATCGGAGTTCTGTTCCGTGAAGATGGATGGACATACCGCGGGCACATCGGCGGGCTGGCCTATGACTACATTGCCCCCAGAAAATATCTGGAGGTGCAGTATGTGGCCGGGTATATTCTGCCGAAAGATGCCACCGAAGACCATCCGGCCACGCTCCCGGCAGATCTGGAAGCCATTGTTTGGTACATGATCGCCCAGCAGTGGGCCATCATTGAAAATGATGCCGCCGGGCTGTCGGCGTTCTCTATCTCCGATGTGAGCTGGACTTTCGATAAGAATATCGGCGAAACATGGCAGTCCGTGATTTCAAAGTATCAGCGGTGGTAACATGAAAATCCTTAAAGATGGATTTCGCGCAGATATGGAGCGCATCAAGCGGGAACTGACAGCGCTGCAAGGCGTGAGTATTCATGTGGGTATTCTGGGAGACGCGGGAAGCGACATCCTGATGATTGCCGGTGTGCATGAATATGGAGCGACAATCAGTGCGAAGAATGTCAAGCATCTGGCTATTCCGTTGAATATGGAAGCAAAGAATGCTGGCAGTCCCCGCAAATTCAATGACCTGCGGTTTATTCCCATTTCTCCCGGCTATGGCTTTTTGGTACGCGACAGAAAGCATCCCCAGAAAGCCCCCGGCAGGAAGAAGCAGGAAAAGCATGATGCAAAAAAGCATCCGAGCGGCGGCGAAGAAGACCCGCGCCCGAATGAGGACTACGAGTGGATGTATATGCTGGTGGACAGTGTGACCATCCCGGAACGCAGTTTCATCCGAGCGAGCTTCGACACCGGCAAGGCCACGCTGGAAAATATCTGCAAAGAAGCTGTTGACGGCATCATTTTGAAAAAATGGACGGCTAAGGAGGCGGCAGACTATATCGGAAAGTGGGCGGTCGAAATGACCCACGACTACTTCAACACGAAGCTGTCACCGCCAAAGTCTGCCACAACGCAGTTGACCAGCACCCAGTATCAGCCCCTGTTTGATACAGGGCGGCTGTACAACAGCATTTCGTACAGCGTGGAGGGCATCTGATTTATGAGAAAATGGAAAGGGCCGCAGATCCCGAGAAGCCTGCTGCACAGTATGTACGAGGTGCATACCGAGGGCGGCGGCTATGATAAGGAGCAGGGCGGACAGTGGAAGCCGGGAAAAACGGTCGAAACTGCTTTTCAGGGTGTTGTGATGCCGCTGAACAATGAGGATTTGCAGTACATTGACAGCGGAAGTTATACGCTCAATGCCCAGAAAGTCTATACGAATGGGCATACCCTGCAGGTGGGCGCTCAGTTCCGGGATGGGTTTGACGGCCAGATCTATACGGTCAAGCAGGAGCTGACCCACGGCCCTGTGCATTCGATGAAGCGCTACATGGTTGAGAAGAAAGGGGAGAGCAACCCGAAATGAATTTCAGGGAACTACGGAACCGTCTGATCTCAAGCCTGTGGGATTACATTGGATGCCCGGTCATTCTGTCAAATCAGGTTCAGCCGGAAGCTGAGCCGCCGTTCTGCATCTATACGGTAACTGCACCGTATATCCCGGACGGCGGCATGGGTGACTATGAGATTGCCGATGTTGCCGAGGGTGTGAAAATCTCTCGGATGGAAATGCCATCGGCTACATTCTCATTCACCTTTTGCAGCCAGAACCGCACTGCGGAGAATGGCTCTGTGGTGAACGGAGAAGATGAAGCATGGTCGGTCGCTGATAAGGCAATCAGCTATTTTAAGCACGCAGGGCAGGATGATTTCCTTGCACTGGGCGTGGCGGTGGTTGATGTGGGCCAGGCACAGGACCGCACAACGCTTCTTGTGGACGAAGCCGCCCGGCGGGTCGGCTTTGATGTGCAGATTCGGTATACCCGCATCGATGAGCGCGAAACCGCGTCCATCGAAAAAATCAAAATTTAAGGAAAGGACTGAATTGGATGAAAGATATTCAGGTTTTTACCGCGCTCGATGCAAAAACCGTAGCGGCGGAAAAGCTGGACATTCTGTTGCTCTCGACCGAGGGCGCAGCTGACATGGCAACGTACAATGACCTTGAAAAGCTCAAGGCGGCATTTCCGGGGAAAAAGGTCGCGGCCATGGCAGACAAGATGTTCAATCAGGATAACACCCTTGCAGATACGCTTATCCGCAAGGTGCGTGTGGCTGGAATTGAAAATCCTCAGAATGTGGGCGGCACTGCATCCCGCATTGAAATTGCATTCGGCGAAAATATGCCGACCGAAACGCTGGAAGCCAGCACCGCCTACTATGCCAAAATCGGCGGCAAGGTTGTGGTGGAGATCACCACCGGCGAAGAAGCGCCGGCGGATTGCGCCGGGCTGGCAAAGCTGTTCGCAGGAACGTCCTTTGAGGAAGATGGTGTGGAGTTCACCGCTGCTGTGGACGACAATACCGTTACCTACACCAGCACCACCCGCACGGCTGTTTCTGGCTATGCGGAGAGCATCAGCCTGTACAAGGATGCAGACTGCTTCGAGGATATGGGCCTGAGCGGCGCTGTCGTGTCGGTTTCCGTAGGTAAGGCGGATACCACTAAGGCCGAAAACCTCATTGCCGCCATCGAAGACCTGCGCGACCACAACGATGACTGGTACTTCATCCTGACCGATGTTACCGACCCGGCCTGCGTGACTGCTCTGTGCAAGTGGGCGGAAAGTACGGAACCCACGGAAGCAGCGCTGGGTGCCGGTGTGGAAGATCACCGCAAGTTCTACTTCGGCCAGACCAACGACAAGGAATATGTCAACGAGTATGGCCGCAGCGTTGTGACCTATGCTGATAATCTGGCCGAGTGGGTGGATGCAGCATGGGTCGGCAGTGTCGGCCCGTTCTGGCCGGAGAGCGTCACATGGAAGTGGAAAGTGCCTGACAACGTGAGCGTTGCAGACCTCCGCGACAGTGAGCGCGATCTGCTGGAGGAGAACCGCGTCAATTTTATGACGGCGGAGTATAAGCACGAGTACATGAAGAACGGCATCTGCGGTGATGGGAATTTCATCGATAATGTGTTGGGTGCTGACTACATCACCCATCAGATCCGCGAAAATCTGTATGAGATTTTCATTGCCAACAAGAAGATTGCCTACACGGATGATGGCTTTGCACTGGTTGCGGCCGGCGTGTTCGCGGCACTCAACCGGGCTGTGGAACTGCACATTATTGCAACTGACCCGGAGGATGACACCGGCGTGTACACGGTTGTGATCCCCAAGCGGGCAGATGCGACCGATGAGCAGGCCCGCAACCGCCAGATGCCCGACATCAAGTGGAGTGCCCAGCTGGAGGGCGCTGTTCACAGCGTCAAGGTCAACGGCACCCTGCGCGTCACCCTGAATGGCTAAGAAAGGAGGAAGCTGTCATGGCAAGTAATATCGAAATTGCATCCTATGACCCGAAAAAGGTTAATTTGGTGATGAACGGTAAGATCATTACCGGCTTTGCTTCGGACTCTATGATCACGATTGCCCGCAACGAAGACACGGTTACTACGCAGGTCGGCGTAAAGGGCGATGTGGCATACAACGAAAATGCAAATGAGAGCGGCACCATCACTGTTACGCTGATGGGTACTTCGTCCAGCCTGCCGTATGTCCGCAGCCTTGCGCTCAAGCGTAAGGAAGTTTCTCTGATGATCGTTGATGCCAACGATGCGGCATCGGTCAATGTGGCAGAGGAACGCTGCCGCGTCATCAAACCGCCTGACATCACTCGCGCAAAGGAGATCGGTTCTGAATCGGTCAGTATCTTTGTGCCGTCTCTGAATTATCGTTAAGTTATGGCCGGAACAAACTGGCCAGAGCGTCCAAAAAGTTTATCTGAAAGGGGCTACCGAAAATATATGGCTAAGACTAAGGAAATCACCATTGGTGAGCAGAAGTTCACTCTCCAGAGCGTTTCGCCCTCGTGGTACTACGACTTCAACGATGAGTGCGGGAACACCGGCAACGGCAAGCGCAAGAGCGCAAAGTACATGGACGGCATGTTCAAGAACTGCGTTGTGGCACCTGCAGAGGTCAAGGCAAAGGGCATGGAGTACTTCGATGACAACGAAGACCTGAAGACCGCTGAAAAGCTGATCGCCGCCATCGAGCAGTTTCTTCGCAGCTGAACTGGACATTGCCAGCGCTGCCCACAAAGCCAAAATCAACAAGGGCTTTTGGTGCATGGTGTGGTCTGGCAATGGCGTGACCTACACAGAACTGCGTCAAATGGATCTGGCGGAGTACCAAGAGTGCCGTCAGGCCAAATGCCTGTGGGGAGAGCAGGGGGGGGAAGAAGCAGGGGGGAGGGTTAGGGGGAGCTCCCATTTTTGCCGGATCCCGAAAACTGGATACCCTCGTTGTGATCGTGGATAACCACGGACTGCAGATCGACGGACCGGTGGATCAGGTATGCTCTCCGTACCCGATCAACGAGAAATTCAAAGCATTCAATTTCCATGTGGTTGACCTTGCAGACGGCAATGACATGGATCAGATCGCCGCTGCATTTGCAGAGGCAAGAAACACCAAGGGACAGCCGACCGCAATCATTGCGCATACGGTCAAAGGAAAGGGTGTCTCTTTCATGGAAAATCAGGTAGGATGGCACGGAAAAGCGCCAAACGATGAAGAATATGCGATCGCAATGGAAGACCTGAAGAAAGAAGGTGAAGCATTATGTCAGAAGTAACAAAAATCGCAACCCGTGTCAGCTACGGAAACGCTCTCGTAGAGCTGGCAAAGGAGCATGATGATGTATATGTTTTAGACGCAGATCTTGCAGCGGCAACACAGACTGCAATCTTCAAAAAGGAATTTCCAGATCGTCACATAGACTGTGGTATCGCAGAGTGCAACATGATGGGCATTGCTGCAGGACTTGCGGCTACGGGAAAGGTGCCATTTGCCAGTTCATTTGCCATGTTTGCGGCAGGTCGTGCGTTTGAGCAGGTGAGAAACTCTATTGGATATCCTCATCTTAATGTGAAAATCGGTGCGACACACGCAGGTATTTCGGTAGGAGAGGATGGAGCCACCCACCAGTGCAACGAGGATATTGCACTCATGAGAGCAATTCCAGGCATGGTTGTAATAAACCCAAGCGATGATATAGAGGCAAGAGCCGCCGTAAAGGCAGCTTATGAGCATGAGGGCCCTGTATACATGAGGTTTGGCCGTCTTGCAACACCGATAATAAATGACAATGCAGAGTATAAATTTGAAATCGGAAAGGGTGTTACACTCCGTGAGGGCACGGATGTAGCTATCATAGCTACCGGTCTGTGCGTGGCAGAGTCACTTGCAGCGGCAGAAAAGCTTGCGGCAGATGGCGTAAATGCAAAGGTCATAAATATACACACTATCAAGCCTCTTGATGAGGAGCTTGTTGTAGCTGCAGCAAAGGAATGCGGCAGGGTGGTTACCGTGGAGGAGCACTCTGTAATAGGCGGACTTGGAGCCGCGGTATGTGAGACACTTTCGCGTAAGGCTCCAACACCGGTAAAGACAATAGGCATACAGGACTGCTTTGGTGAGTCAGGTCCGGCTGTAGCTTTGCTTAAAAAATACGGACTTGATGCAGAGGGCATTTATGCATCAGTGAAGGATTTTTTATAAGTATTTAAAATAGTTTGGTTTTATCATTTTTCACATTTTCCCCAATATAACAATAAACTAATAAAAGAAAGGACAGCCGGAATACGGTTGTCCTTTCTTCTACTTTGTATACATATAAAAACTTTAATGTTTTAATTAGTGTAAAATAATTTAATAAAATTTAAAATATATATTGTGTTATAGATTTTTATCTGATATATTAAATCTATAAATGCTGGGCGAGCGTAACTATTAATTTGATACATATATATGTATCAGCTTAAATGAAACATGTGATTGATTCACAGGGAGGAAATCATGATAAGGAATGGAAAGAAGAAGGCCATTTCGTGTGCACTCGTCGCAGCTATGTCGGTAGGACTTGCGGCGTGGGGAACAACAAGCTATGACTTTAAGGTCAGCTACGATGGAATAAAAACAGGGGATGTTTCATCGAAAGTATCGGTTCATGATCCGTCAATACTTAAGGCGGATGGTGAATATTATATCTTTGGTTCTCATATGTCTGCAGCAAAAAGCAGTGACCTGTTAAACTGGGAAAAGGTTGCTGATGGATATTCAAAGAAAAATCCTGTATACGGACAGATATATGATGTGGCAGATAAAGCCTTTGCGTATTCTGGAAGCAAGAACTCATTGATAAAGACGGATGATAAACAGGTGCATGTGTGGGCACCGGATGTAATCTACAATGAGACAACAGGACTTTACTACATGTATTATTGTACGACATCCACATGGAATGCATCAAATCTGTGCTATGGCACATCAACAACACCTGAGGGACCGTATGAATGGCAGGGGGCTTTGATATACTCAGGCTTCAACAGAAAGACGATTTCAGGTACAGATGTGCTTGACTATGTGGATGAGGATTATGCTTACAAGAACTATATCAAGGGGGCGCAGTACAATTATGAGGACTATCCGAATGCGATAGATCCGACTGTGTTTTATGATGCGGATGGCAGAATGTGGATGGTATATGGTTCATGGAGCGGCGGAATATTTTTGTTGGAAATTGACAAGACAACAGGACTTGTTATCCATCCTGAAGCAGATAAAGCAAACAATGTGGATCCGTATTATGGAAAGCGTCTTTTGGGAGGAGGTCATATTTCGATTGAGGGCCCATATATCATGTATGATGAGACAAGCGGTTATTATTATCTGTTTGTGTCGTATGGAGCTCTGACAAGCAATGGAGGCTATCAGGTCAGAGTATTCCGTTCAAAGACAGTCGATGGTGAATATGTGGATATGAATGGCAAATATCCTGAAAAAAGTGCACAACACCAGAATTTCGGACTGAAGCTCACAGGCAACTATAAGCTTCCGAGCCTTGAAAAAGCATATATGGCAACGGGACATAATTCGGCCTTTGTGGATGACGACGGCAGGATGTATCTGGTTTATCATACCAGATTTAACGATAATGGAGAGGGACATTCACCGAGAGTACATCAGATGCTTGTTAATGAGGATGGCTGGCCATGTGAGCTGCCTTATCAGACGCAGGGAGAGACTGTTAATAAGGATGGTTACGACATCGATGATATTATCGGACGATACTATGTTATAAACCAGGGAACGGCAATAGATTCAAAAATTGCAAATCCGGTGATTCTTTATCTTGAGAAAAACGGAAAGGTAAAGGGAGAAAAGTCAGAGGGTACCTGGGAGTGCAAGGATGGCTCATACTATATGAATATCACTATAGACGGTAAAAAATATTCCGGTGTATTCTGTCAAATGAAGGATGAGGCTGGAAGTGATGTGATGACATTTTCTGCTGTTGGCGAAAACAAGAGCGTCTGGGGCGTGAAATATTTATAGTTACGTTTCAAATTAGGCAGATATGTAAATAGTTAGATAGTTAGATAGTAACAACATTGGAATAGATGGAGAAAAAAATGGATAATACATTAAAATATAATGAACCATGGATACTGCAGAGAGCAGATCCATATGTATACAGACATACAGACGGAGCATATTACTTTACAGCGTCGGTACCGGAATATGACAGGATTGTACTTAGAAAATCAGATACGCTTGCAGGACTTGAGACAGCGGATGAGAATGAAATCTGGCACAAGCATGAGAGTGGACCGCAGAGCATACATATATGGGCGCCGGAGCTTCATTATCTGTTTGGAAAATGGTATATTTACTATGCAGGCGGTGATAAGGATGATATCTGGGCAATAAGGCCGTATGTATTGGAATGTCAGGGGGATGACCCGGTTAATGATAACTGGATTGAGAAAGGCAAGATGCAAAGAGCAGATGGGGATGAGTTTTCGTTTGAAGCATTTTCACTTGATGCAACAGTTTTTGAAGTGAACAATGTGTGGTACTATATCTGGGCAGAGAAGGTCGGAGTAGGAAAGCAGATTTCAAACCTGTATATAGCACGCATGAAAAACGGATACACACTTGATACTGTACAGGTGCTTTTGACCACACCTGATTATGACTGGGAGAGATATGGCTTCTGGGTGAATGAGGGCCCGGCAGTTTTAAAACGAAATGGCAAGGTATTTGTTACATTTTCAGCCAGTGATACGGGAATACATTATTGCGTTGGACTTTTGACTGCGGATGAAAGCTCAGACCTTCTTGACCCGCGTTCGTGGGAAAAGGACCGTTATCCGGTGCTTTGCTCCGATGAGACAGCAGGAGTTTACGGACCCGGACACAATTCGTTTACCGTAGATGAAAACGGTGATGACATAATGGTATACCATGCAAGAACGGAGACTGAAATTGTGGGAAATCCGCTTTATAATCCAAACCGTCATGCACATCTGATGCAGGTTCAATGGGATGAAAACGGAAAGCCGGTGTTTGCGTATGATTAAGAAAAAAATGGTTCGTGTGTTGACCGTTGCAGGGCTTCTGGCATGCCTTGCATCCGGTTGCGCCTCCGGCGGTTCTTCCGTTGGGAAGGAGGCCGCAGCAGACGAGATAAAAAAAGGCGGATTTACGGTTGCAGCATCCTGTCACGATCCGCAGATCCTCAGAGAAGGCGATACATATTATATGTTCGGCAGTCATATGGTAGGGGCAAAGTGTCAGGACCTGCGTAAATGGAATTATTTTGCAAATGGTGTTGATGCAGCAAATACACTGTTTGACAATTTGCTGACAGAGCCGTATGCTGCCTTTGATTTTGTCGGAAAGAACACAGATAATGGGTATTCTGTCTGGGCGTCAAATGTAATTTACAATGAGACAATGAAGAAATATGTCATGTATTTCTGTACGACATCTTCTTATGTGAAATCGACTCTCTGTTTTGCAACTGCAGACAATATAGAGGGACCGTATACTTATGTGGATACGATTTTATATTCCGGATATGGAAAAAGCAATATCAGCGAAACGAATTTGTACGATGTACTCGGAAAAAATGCAGATATTTCCAGATATCTGGAATATGGTGGATACAACAATAAGGAGTGGCCAAACTGTATTGATCCGGCGATTTTTACCGATGCAGACGGGCGGATGTGGATGAATTATGGCTCATGGTCAGGTGGTATCTTTCTGCTGGAGATTGATCCCACCACTGGATACCCGATTTATCCGGTGGATGACAAGGATGCCGATCCGTATTATGGATATCGGCTGATTGGTGGTGGACATCACTCTGCTGAGGGTCCATATATCCAGTATGACGCAGAAAACGGCTATTATTATCTGTTTGTTTCTTATGGAGATCTGCAGAGTGATGGTGGGTATCAGATTCGGCAGTTTCGCAGTGAAAAGCCAACGGGACCATATGTGGATGTGGCAGGAAATACACTGGAAGATCAGGACGATCATTTCAATTATGGTTTAAAAATGATGGGGAATTATACATTCCCGAGTTTAAATTATACCTATATGGCACCGGGCGGTCAGTCCACATTTCAGGATGATGACGGGAAATATTACATTACATATCATCAGCGGTTTGACGATGGCACAGAGTATCATGAACCGCGTGGTAAACAGAAAGTAAATACACAAGGAGGG